CCGCCGATAACAAGGCCCTATGCACCAACCAGTTGCACAGCGATCCTACTAAGGACGTGAAAGGACTGCCAGATGGGATCCCGCGTCTCTTGCGATACACGAAACCACCAGGCGTTACAATGAGCGAGTTTACGAAGTGGTTGTATAAATAGTCGAAGATTCTTCTGATCTCAGAGAGATCTTTTCCTCGACCTACGTAACAACACTCCATCAGCGCAAAGGCTTGTCTAATCAAAACCTCCGGCACCGTACTATCGTACCTACTCCAATCGTTCTCGACCGTGACGTCGTTGTCGATGTCATCGAGGAACCGGAAGAAGCCACACTTAGTCCAGCTACTTCCCATGTATATAGGTGATGTTTTACACCTAATAAACATATCCAATATAGGCCTGGCGACCATGGAACCTATGATCGTTGGGATCAAATCGTCCATCATCACCAGCCTAGATTGCGGGTTTCCTCCACACGCAACAACCTTGTCACGGCCTCCTAACTCAAACAGAGAGCATCCTAATTCTCCATGCTTCACGATACGGTCATAAACCGCCTCCACCATATCGATAGACATGACTTGGGCCTTCCCTTTTGCCGCGTGGTAGTCGCGACGGCCCCAAAATCCGGAATAAGCCTCTGGATTCAAACCCACAGTACGAAGAGCTTCCCGTCCGCGCCACTTCACGCGCGACAACGGCAGCTCATCAATGTACTCCATGGCTTTGTCCAATAAGGAATATGCTACGCACGGTACTGGACGAATCTCACCGTACTCACATAACCTCAACTTATTATACTCCCAACCCCCTGGAACACGCTCCTTACCCATAGCGTCAACCAGCTCCCAACGAGGCGCGCCACACGCCTCCAATAACCTTGCTGCTTCATAGTCGGGCTGATTTCCTGGCACTGGTCTTGTCCCTACACACAATATATATCTCCCTACATATTCAAGACCCCCTTTCAGGGTGTCTCTAATGTATTTGTCGAGTGTGCGAAGTCCCGTCTTCCCGGACCTCCAGTTCAGTAATACAGCTCTGTTCTTTACGTTCTCAATACTGCGTGGCGTACCATCAGCATTGATAAACGGCCTCAGAAAAGAATGGATGTGACTTTTCCGATTAGTTCGCCTCTGAATGTTAGGAACGCATTTCCGTCCACGTACGAGCGTTCGCGCGTAACGCCGCACTGCACGCCGGGTCCGGTAGATAATTAGAGCTGCATCTAAAGCACGATGGTCTAAAATCCAGCCGAAGCCGGGCACAGTACCGCCGTTCGCAAGAACGTCGAGAATGTCGTATATGCGTCCCCTCCAGCCAGTAGGTTTACTACGACCAAGGAACAGCAAGGCTATAAGGGCTCTAGGCCCGAAACGTACTGGCTCGAAAGCCAGCAATTGTGTTGTTGATGAGTTCCGCTTTCTCATCGTCGTCCTTTCCACGCGTTTCGAGATTCAAACGCGCGCGTATTGCGAGGGGTAACGTTCCTCGTGTCACATTATGACAATCAACAATACGTTTAACTACTCCCGTTGCGCGCGGGAGGCTACTTTCACTTCGTGCTACTATATCTCGGCAGGTTTTTCTATATGCTGCTGCAGCGTCATCCAATAAACGCTGGCGAGTCTGCCTACTAGCACGTTGGGCTTTTATTACCGTCATCGCACTGGCCCATTCAGCTACGGTGACTCCTTCTTTAAGCGCCCACTTGGGGAGCGCTTCTTCCGCTCGTCGTTCTGCGTAGAAACGCTTGATCTCTATTGCGACCTCAGGAATAGATCGCATCTCTTCTATATCGTCAGAAGAGAGACCAGACATTTCAACTAATTGTTCGATGCGGGAAATACATTCGGAATCGTGTTGGGTGCTACTACTAGAATAGCTCATTGAATAATT